TGATCTCCATATCCTTTAATCAACTTCAAAGGAAGAGCGGCAAGGTCTTGAGATAGTCTTTTGACACCTGCATGAGTATAGCCATGTATACCAAATGCATCCATTGAAACCTGTGCTGAGAATGTATTGTTTACACCGCCAGCACTATTCCAAGAAGCACCACGATTCTCTTCTTTTGGTTTCTCTATTTGCTTTGCGTAACTCTTGCCCAATATAGCATTATATAACCTAACGAAATAATTATCACTCATAACAAACTCCTGTAATTTTCTATTCTTTCTTTTGCTATCTTATAATATGTTTCATCTTTCTCTATACCAATAAATGACCTTTTGAGATTTTTTGCAGCTATTCCCGTTGAACCTGAACCCATGCAATTATCTAAAACTAGATCATTTTTATCTGTGTATGTTTTCAATAAATATTCTAACAATAGAATAGGTTTTTGAGTAGGATGAATGATTTTTTGCGGGGCTAAAGACTTGAAATTTTGAATACTTTTTGGATAATGTAGATCACTTGTATTATGTACATTTTTTCTTTTGCTATTTATGTGATTCGATATATAAATTTTATTTATATCTTTTGCACCTTTATGATTTTTTTTTCCCTTCCACATTATAGGATTATATTTTGGTAATTTATTATAAAAAACACAAATATTTTCATGATATTTTAAGGGCATTTTTTTTGAAAGGAATATATTTGACGGTCTTGATTTTTCCCATATCCATTCATACCTGAACCATTTTATATTACTACAAACTAATTTACTTGTAAAAGGCTGCGAACCAAACAAAACTATAGCAGCATTATCTTTTATTATTCTTTTATACTGTTTCCAAAGAAGATCAAAATTTATAACTGTATCCCATTTGCATGCTGTTGTACCATAAGGAAGATCACAAAGAATCATATCTATAGAATTATCTTCTATCTTTTTCATTTCCTCCAAACAATCACCATGTATCAATTTAATCATTATATTCTCCTATGTATGTGCAAGCATTCTTTGATATTGCATAATTCCATATCTCAAAGAATCCATAGCATGATCATTTGTTTTTTTTACTACGTCCTTTTTTGACTTATGATCCCACTTATACAGCCTAAACTCCTTCAATGTATTCTTTACATCTTTCGTAAATAAAAGTCTAGATTTTCCTTCTTCATCAATCTGAAGATATTCTCTAACCATATTGATCCCCTCATTCACACCCAAATGTTTTGGAGCGGGTAATGTTCTTATATTACATTCTCTTCCAAGTGTGAGACGCCCATCTTTACTTTCGGGGTCTGCTACATACCAGTATATTTCTTCATTATGTAACTTGTTGATCCTGTTGATCTCTCTTCCTGATTCTATCGTTGTATGATTCACCCAATAGAGTTCTCTATATACAATCAAAGTAGTATCAGAAGAGTAGTAACCTGCAGGAGCCTCAGCAACCCATAGAGCGCAAAACGGATGAGAAGAACCAAAGTCAATAGATACATATCTTCTCCAGTGGTTCGGAATTTCTTCTATATCTATCAAGTGAGTATCTTTTGAAAACTCAGGATAAACTAGGCCCGATTGTGCTGAGAACTCACCAAACAATCTAGACTTCTGAGAGGCCTCTGTAAGATGTGAAACGGTTCTCCTCATCTTGAAACTAGATATATAAGGATTGTCCAGACCCGATATTTTCACAACTTCAAAACCTGAAGCAGGAGATTCTATAAACCTCTCGAACATCCAAGATAAACCTTTTAATGGTGTAGCTGTTATTATACATTTTCCTTTCAGGTCCACAGTACGAAGTAAGACCTCATCAAAGATACCCTCTAAATTTGGCTCTTCATCAATCCAACATAGAGAAATACTTGCTCCCTGAAACGCTTCTCTCCCACTGTCACAAGACTTGTTTACTATCCTGCCTCCATTTGGCAATATTGCAACTGCTTGATCTTGTGAATTCCATCTCGTTTTCTTTGTGCCTACGGGGAAATACTTATCCAACTTAGGTCTTAGATATTCAAGACCGTCCTTGTAACTCAAAGAAGCACACCAAACAGTAGAAGGATTCTCAGGAACAAGATCAAAAGGAAGGTTATTGAGTTCTAGCCAATCTTTGACATATTGCTGTTTACGACCTGCGGCAAAAGCGATCGCTAGACATGCCCCGACTTCTGTTTTTCCTGCTCTGTTTCCTCCTGATATCAGTGTAGCCTCTTCTCCTAGATTCAAAAGAGAATGTTGTTGTGAGGTTCTTTTCTCTGTAATATCACAATCATCACAACGATACAGATCCCCTTTGATTCTTCTCATAGGTTTACCACAACCCCGATCCCGTTCTCCTTTTATGCCTATCCAGTTATGACAATGAGGAGTCCAAAGAAGTGCAACAGAGAGAGGATAATCTGTGACATATCTAATCAGTTTCTTTTTTCGATCTAGCGAGTTCTCTATTTTTCTTCTGTCTCTCATACATATGCTCTTTGAAGTCTTTTTGAAGTTCTGCATTACTCGCTACTAATAAGGATGTGTATTCTTCTTCTGTGTGCAAATGCAGATCATAAATCAATTGACTTGCCGCAGGGTATTTGGGGAAGTTCAAACCCTGACACCATCGATGAATGTCTCTAGAATGCCAGTGATCAAAGCGTTTCAAAAACATAGACTTCGATCCAATCTTCCGATTCAACCACTTTGCGAAATGTACATTTTTAATAGATGAATTCATGCTACTCCTCATCGAGATCAATCACTGGTCTAGCGATCAGTTCTTTGATCTCCTCATCACTTTCTTTTATTTCCTTAATTAACTGGATATAGGACAACTGTCTATTGTCAACATTGACCTCTACAATCTGCTCAGGTTGCTTCTGATATTCCTTGTGTACTCTTTCGAGGAGCCATGCCGCTGCAGTCCACGTCCCGTCTTCTTTTGCTGCTTTCTGAATTAAAGCGAGATTTGCAAGCGCATGATTCGACTTTGCTTTTTTTACTCTCCTATTCAGATCTGCATAGATAGAATCCAGTTCATCAAATCGATCCTTCTCTCCTCTCTGCATCCAAGTATTATATGTTGATTGAGAGACTGAAGCATGATGGCATGCGAGTTTTGGAGACATGCCCAAAGAATAAGCCTTCTCTAACATCTGAATCACAATCTCATTCAATTTTGACGGTCTACCCGTTTTCGACATTTGACACCTCAAAGATAACAGCTTCTACTTTGATTATATCATGACCTGTCGCATGTTTGATTCTCTGAAGAGCAATATCACAGTATTCCGGATTCATCTCTGTTCCTATAAACTTAAAGCCCTCCATCGATGCAGAAACGCCAGTAGTCCCTGATCCTAGAAAGGTATCTAATACGATCCCGCCTTTTGGTGTGAGAAGTCGACACAACCATGCCATGAGTTTTGTAGGTTTGACAGTTGGATGAAAGTTTTTTACTTCATTTGCTGTTCTTCCTGCTCCTGCTCTCGGATTGTCTAGTCCTGCTGTTCCTTCTTTTCTATGCACAGCCTCATGTCCTTTTTTACTCTGTAGATCTTCAAGTCCTGTTTCACGTTCTGATCTTGAAGGTTTTGCACATTGATAAATATTTGCAGGCCATCGACCTCCTTTTTCTTCTGAATTATTATACAAAGTTCTTTCATCAGGAGCAAAAGAGAAAGATGTAGGATTATAGTTTTCTTTTCCATTGTTATATCTTGATAGATTTTCAGTTTGAGGTCCTACCCAACAAGGATCACCATATCCAAATCTACAAGCATCTATATTGATCGCACCTGTTCCCCACTTTAAAACATTCTCTGATACATTCAAACCCTTCTCTATCGGCTTTCTACAAAGGATCGCTGGCTCACAGGCAGGTTTTAAATTTGTGCCCCATCCTTCCCAATATTGGGCTTCTTCTGTAGCTGGTTTTGTAAATTCAACCTCTACTCTATTTCCATAATTTTCACCCCAACATAAAGCAGATTTTTGTCTGTTAGGAATATCAATTATTTCTCTTTTTGCTCCTGCTTTTTTATCAATCTGCTTTGATATATCCATGCTCTTTGGAAAACCTGAGAAGTACAACCAATTGATCATATCTCTAATCTCAAACCCTTCATCTTCCAAAGCAACAACCATTCTATGAATTGCTCTTGTAGCACCAAAAGCGACAATATGACCTC